GTCCTGGTCACACCAGGCACAGGGGTCACTCCCCACCCACCTGCATCACTGAGGGTGACTGTGGATGGCAGACACACACGCATCGGGCATCGCAGAACTTGCAGGTGGCAGGCTTCTTGCTGCCTGCCTGTCCCTGGCTGCTCGCGCAGTAGACGTGCTCACCGTGCAGGCATGCGGTCGACAGGTAGCGGTGGGTGAACGTCCCGGTGTGCGTGTGTGGCACGTCCGCCAGCCGCGTTGTTGCATCGCTCATGACTAGGACCTAGGTATCCGCGCCTGTCGTCGGTGTGGTCAAGGTGCCACGGTTCGCCGGGCAGAATGGGCCGTGAGCAGCGGGCGCAGTGCACCGAGCCCTGTGCTACGAGGGGTAGCCAGTGCCGGCGTAGCCGCTCATGCTGGCGGTCGTAGCCGCGGGCTTGTCGCCTACCACGAGTGGCGTCGGCCTCGCGTGCGCATGGTGTGCAGTAGCCGGCGTCGACGAGGGTGGGGCAGCCTGGGCGTTTGCATACCCGCTTGGCTTTGGCCATGATCGCGTCCCCGTATTCTGCGGGCATGACAACTACCACGCGCGAATCGCGAGGAACCCTCGCCTATACCGCGTACTGCAAAGCAGTGGGCTTCAAGAGCATTCACGGGGGAGGAGCTGCCGACATTCGGCGAGATGCCGACTGATCGGCAGGAGGCGTGGATTGCTGCAGCAAATCTGATCTGGGATCTTGCGTCCACGGGGCGGGCGACTCTATAACCCCGGATATGCAGAACGGGCACCTCGTCGAGGGGTGCCCGTTCTGTTCGACGTCACGCTGCTCACGACACATTCCGCCGTGGATTAGCGTGACACGGGGTCGATCATGGTGTCAAGCGCATCCGGAAAATTTGAAACCCCGGGATTCGCGGCGCCCGTGAGCCACGTTTCCCGGGGCATTACACAGCCCCGGGGCGGTGACGCCAGGGCGCCGGGTGCTGATCTACCCATTATCCAGACTCGCCGCATCGGATGCGCTCACATTCGAGCAAATCGACGAGGGCCTGCCGGCGAGTGCCGTGACGACTGAGCCATTTCCGCTGACGCCACTTGCGCACCGTGGCCGGCGTAATGCCAAGCGCAGCGGCGGCTACCTCGGTTGAGACGAAACGTTGACTCATGCGGCCCCCCGTGCCTCGATCTCCACGGCGAGCCTGCGCGTATCGGCCTCGCGCAGAAGCTTGCCCAGCAGCAAGTATTGGCTGGGCGCCCAGGCGGCGCCACAGTGCCGGCACAGGGCACAGTCGGAGCGGCGCCATTCGACGGCGGGCGCGATCGGCTGCCCGTCCCGGTCGAGGCGGCGGTACCGCAACACGCCCTCGTCGCCGGGGGCGATGAGCTCGCGGAACGGGTCGTCATGCAGCGGGCAGAACTGGCCGAGGCGCCTGTCGACGGTGCGCAACCCGACGGCCAGCTTCACCTGCCGCACGAGGCTGTGCACGGCCGCGGCGAGCTGGGCGGCCTCTTGGACTGCCGCGGTGACCAACATCCGCTCGTGGAAGCGGGGGAGGTGGCGCAGGTGGTCGGGGACGGGGCGGGCCGCCGCAGGTTCGGCGACGACGCCGGCCGCCCACCGGGCAAGAGCGGGCACCTCTTCGCCGAGGGCGCGTAGCGCTTCGAGCACGTCGGCGTTGACAGGTAACCCGAAGGTGCCCGGGTCGCCGGACACCTTCTCTTCGCTGATGGCGCCTTGGTCGCGCTCGAGGGCCGCGGCCAGGTGGGGCCAGAGGATGAGCATTTCGGTGACGTCGTCAACGAGGGCGGTTTGCGGCGCGGCCACGGTCTACTCCTCCTCCGGCGTGCCGTAGCCGGCCTGCCGGATCAACCGAACGAACGCCGCCCCGGTCATGGTGACGAACCCGTCGGCCGGCGAACTCTTCCCGCGGCGGTGGTGCCAGACAGCGGAGTAGGCGGCGCCCGCGTTCGCCTGCTCGATCGTGGCTTCGTCCATCCAGGCGCCCAGGGACGCCGCTGAACAGTTTTTGGCCTCGAGCACCCATCCGGGTACGCCGGCGATGTCGCCGCGGTCCTGGGCGCCGCTCAGCGTGCGGCGTTCGGCGTACAGGAAGCCGTGCCCGATGAGGTAGTCGACGATGGCCGACTCCCACCGTGTGCCCTTTTGCTTGCTGCGACTCACCAGACGTCTCCCCCGTCGTCGTGCACGCCGGGGGGTCGCGTGTCGTCGACGTCGATCATCTCAGAGCGCAGGTGAGCGGCGCACACGTTCTTACGGCTTCCTAGGACGGCGGGACAGGTAGTGGCCTCGCGGACAGGTAAGACAGGTAATTCCTGTCCGCGGACAGGAAACCCGGCTGCGGACAGGTAATCCGGCCCCTTGCGGCCTACTGCGCCTGCCACGAGGCGCGGCCCTGCGCCCCTCGAGCGTGGTCCGGCCGGCCGCGGACAGGTAATTACCTGTCCAGAGGACAGGTAATGGACAGGTAATCGGACAGGCAAAATTTTCCTGTCTTCGCAGGTCAGACCCCTTATTGGACAGGTAAGACAGGTAATTTCCTAACTGAGAGTCTGAGTTTGAAAGTAGTTAGGGTCCCCTTAGTAACTTTTATAAAAAGAGGTATGGCCGAAATTTCCTGTCCTGCCTGTCTACCTGTCCGCGCACGTGCCCTGACCTGGGCAAACAGAAGCGGACAGGTAATCAGTTACCTGTCCGCTTACCTGTCCGAGCGTGTTTACCTGTCCAGCGGGTGTCGCTAGTCGTCGTCGAACGCGCTCCACCGCTGCTTCGCGGCGGTGAGCTGCGGGGAGTCGAGGCGGCTGGGCAGGTTGACGGGGGCGAGGGTGAAGTCGTCGCCGGTGAGCGGCCGGCCGAGGCGCCGCTCTAGGCAGCGGATGCACAGGTAGCCGGGGGCGTCTGGGCCGACGGCGCACGCCCAGATGGCGGGCCACACCATGTACCACTCCCAGTGTCCGCTGCCGTTGTGCCGGCAGCCGCGTTTGTTAGGGCAGCCTTGCCTGTTTTCGCAGGGTGCGGTGTCGGTGTTGCAGTCCATGCAGGGCGCGGCTGGTTTGTAGGTCATGCGGGTCAGCGTGCCTCAGTCGTCGTCAACTTCGAACGCGCCTTGCTGGTAGAGCTGCCTGTCCGCAGCCTGATCCTGGGCCAGCCAGACGGGCGCCGCGGGGGCTGCGAGTTTCAGCCCGCGTAGCACGGTGACTTTCTGCCCGTTGGGCAGGGTGCGGCGGCCGGCGACGGCTATTCGCTGCTCGGTGGTCCGCAGGCCACGGGACAGGCTGGAGGTGGTCTGCTGGTCTTGGGTGCGGCCTTCCCGTCGGGCCCACTGTCCGTACGCGGCGAGGAGCTCGGGGACGGCGGTTTCGGCCTGCTCGTCGATTTCGCAGAAGTCTTCGATGAACGCTTGGTAAGGGGAGGCTAGCCTTCGTACTTCGTCGGCGAGGGCTTCACCGCTGGCGGGTGGCACGAGACGGCCGCGTTGCGCGAAGCGTTTGAGGCCTGCCACGGCCCAGTTGAAGATCCCGGGGAGTTCCTGGCGTAGCGCGTCGGTCAGTCCGGTGTCTTCCCGGCCGTAGAAGCTCTGCGAAAAATGGACTTGCAGCATGCGGCCGGCGAGGGCGCCGGAGGCGTCGCGGAAGTTGGGTGTCTCGTTGGACATCATCATGAAGCGGACGCCGAGGTAGCCGTGCCAGTTGTCGCGGTTTTTGCGGGCGACGTCGCGGGAGTCTTCGCCGACGATGGCGAGGAGGACGGGGACGGCTTCGGCGACGGCGTTGCCGTTGTTCCAGCGCACGTCGGACATGACGGCCAGTTTTTTGCCGATGAGGGATTGTTCGCCGAAGTTGCCACCTAGCTGGTTGATGGTGGGGCTGGTGACGCCGGCGGGGCCGAGGAGTGCCTCCAAGATGCGGGCGACGGTTCCTTTGCCGGAGCGTTTGTGGCCGACGAGGGACAGCATTTTCTGCTGGTCGGTGCGGCCGGAGAGCACGTAGCCGAACCATTCGGCGAGGAAGTCTTGCGCTTCGCGGTCGCCGGGGAGGACTTCGTCGAGGAACGCGAGCCAGCGGGGGCAGCCGGCGGCCGGGTCGTAGGCGAAGGGTAGGACGGTGAGGTTGAAGCGGCGGTCGCTGTGCGGGTCCATCCGGTCGGTTTTGATGTTGTATACGCCGTTTTGCATGGCGATGCAGCGTTCTTCTTCGCCGTCGTGGGTGAGGAGCCCGTCGGAGAGGGCGTGCCGCAGTTTTCCGATCTTGACGCTGTCGGGGTTCCAGGCGCGGCCCTCGTTGACGCCCTTTTTCATCACCGTGAAGTAGGCGTTTTCGGTGGTCAGGTACAGCCACTTGTTGATGATCGTCTTGTCGACGATTTCGTAGTGGGTGCCGGTGTGCTGGTAGAAGTCGCCGCGCCAGTACCGGTAGGGCAGTGCCCCGGCGAGCCGGGCCCGGCGCACGATTTCCCGCCCGGCGGCCAGCGGGGCCGTCGGGGGCGGGAGTTCGATTTCGGGGCCGGGTTCGGGCATGCCGTAGAGCGGGTCGGTGTCGCCGGCGAGGGCGATGGCGTTGATCCGCGCGGCTAGCCCGGTTTCCGGGGCGGGTTCGGTCATGCAGCAGCACCCCGGTCAGCGGTGATCAGTGCAACGCAGCGGCGGCACCGAGGCTTGTCGGGTCGACCCGTAGGAGCAGCGTGCCGCCCGGCGCCGAGCCAGCCCTCCGCGTCCGGCCCCGCCTCCCGGCGCCCGTCGGCGTTGTGCCAAGCCGGCGATACGCCGCACCGCGCTTGCGGGAGCTCCCACGGCAGACAATGCATGCGGCCTCCGGCTGCCGTGTGGCGCCATGGCAGCGAGTCCAGGTAGCTCTCAAGATCAGTCTGTGTCCCGGGTGTTCCTGTCATGCCGCACCCCGGGCCTTGCGCCGCTCGGCGGTCGCCTTGTCGGCGCGTTCCCGCGGTTCGGCGTGCTGCGGGCAGAGTCGCCACTGCTGTTTGCCGAGAATGCGCACACGACGCGCCGAGCGGGCCTGTGGGCCTTTCCCGTGGTGCTCGTGCAGGTAGACGATGCATTCGTCGCAGGGCACGCGGGTGCCGCTGTAGGTGCGCCATTGCGGGACGGCGCGGCTGGCTGCCTCGCGCATGGTTTCGGCCGGCCTGAGCTGTTCGGGTTCGGGGGCGTCGAACAGGGGGAGGGTGCCCATCGGGTCGGTCATGACGTCACCCCCTCAGAGCAGGCACGGCACAGGTCAACAAGCTTCCCGTCCGCCCGTCGTGCGCGGGTGGCGCCGAGCCGCCGCGCGGTGCGGCGCGCTTCCTTGGCATCGTCAGCCAGGTCATCGGTAGTGCCGATCGGGGCGCCGCATTGATCGCAAGCGACGTAGACCAAGTGACAGATCATGACGCCACCCCGTTCAGCCGGCCTTGCGCCGCAAGGGAATCCAGGAACGATCGTCCTATGTACTCGGTGTAGGCGGGCGGGATCGCCTCGGTGAGTTCCTCGCGGACGTCGGTCCAGTCGATGCCCAACGCGTGCTGCATCTCCCCCTCGGTGGCTTTGCCGCCGCCGTCGCCGTACGCGGCGATGTACGGGGCGTCGCGGCCGCCGCGGACGATGCCGTGCCGGTGACCGCGCACGTAGCCCTGATGCCCTTTTACCGGGCCTTTCGGGTGGGGCGGCTGCGGCACGGTGAAGCCGGAGATCTCGAAGTCGCGGTGACGTTGCACCCACGGCGGTTCGCCGATCGGGAACATGTCCATGCACAGTCGCAGGTCGGTGCGGATCAGTCCGCCGTGCCCCTGTGGCTGCTCGACGACGTACGGAATGCCGGTGGCGTCGAGCAGCTCGCGGGTCGGTGGGACGAGTTGCACATGCTTGCGGCCCCATCCGCGTGACCGATTCGTCCCGGTGGTGAGCGGATTCTGGGCCTGGCAGGGCGGGGATGTGTGGATGATGGCCGGGCGCACCCACCCAAAAGCGTCCGTCCAGATCACGCCGCGGTTGACAAGATCGGCGAGCATGTCGAGGGCGTCACCTTTGCGGAATTCGTCGCCGCAGTAGTTGATGCGCGGCTTCCGGTCGCCGCCGACCGCGTAGAGGCCGGCACGCTGATAGCCCTTGGTGGCGCCGCCTGCGCAGGAGTACAGGTCGTAGACGACGAGCGGAACGGTTGCGCTCACGACGCCGCCCCCCTCGTGGCAGGCCCGGGGTGGGGTTTGCGGATGCCGGCGGTGAGCCCGGATCGGATGGTGGCGCGGATGCTGCGGTCGGTGTGGCCGTGGCCGATCCAGCGTGAGGCGGCCTGGTAGAGCGCCTGCTCGCACGATGCCTCGTCGATGTATCCGGCGCCGACGCGGCGGCCGAGCTTGTAGGCGGACGCGTTGAGGGCGTCGTTTTTGCCGGAGCCTTCGGCGAGCGGCCAATCGGCGATCTTCTTCGACTCCTCGAGCAGGGCTGCGAATGCCCAGACTGCGCCCCGCCCGCGGTCGCTGAGCTGTGCGCCGGGTGGCCCGCAGGCGATGACGCCTTCGGGTAGGCCGGTTTCGTCGCGGGGCGCCTGCTCGAGCAGGGCGGTGAGCGGTGCCGGCCACGGTGCGATGGTGTGCCCGTTGTCGATGACCTCGTAGCGGCGACCGGAGGCGTGTAGGGAGGGTGGGGCGACGAGGTAGCCGCCGCGGCCGCGGGTGTCGACGCCGGGCGCGTCGTCGCCGAACGCGCGCCGCTTGGAGGGGATGCCGCCGGCGGGTTGCCAGTAGATGCGGTGTTCGCCACCGCCGCCGGTGCCGATGGCGCGGGTGGCGGCCGGGTCGACACCGCGCTCGAGGCAATAGGCGTCGAGGATGGCGAGGGTTTCGTACCCGCCGTGGCCGGCGTCGACGTCGACCGCGGCGAGGTTGTTGGCGCCCATCGGCATACCGATGTTGGCGTGCGGGCGCCACGTCCACCAGCGTTCTACCTGGCGTTCGTCGTTGCTGGCCCGGTTGACGCCGCCCGGGATGCAGGGGTGTTTGCCGGGCCGGTTGCCGCAGGCGGCCTTGTCGCGGCACGCGCACGCGCCGTCGACGATCCACCAGAGCGGGAAGACGAGAAGGCCGCGGGAGGCGTAGGCGAGTGCCTCGTCGCGCATGCGGGTATTGATGCCGTCAGTTGGCATGAGGGTTCCCCTCGCGCACCAGGCCTGCCCTCGGGTAGGATGGTGCGAGCGTTGTGGTTGATATCGGGTGTCCGGCGGACGAGGCCGGGCACCCAATCTTTTTGTCCGCTGTCAGGCGGTTGGTGCGGGTGTGTGGGTTCCTTCCGATGGGTCGACGCGGCGGGCGTAGCGGTCGCGCAGGAAGGTTCGCAGGTCGTCGACCCGGTATTTGATGCGCGGCTTTTTGCCGTTGCCGTATTCCACGTAGGCGGGCCCGATCTTGTATTGGCGCCATTTGTTCAGGGTGCCGGGCTTGATGCCGATGAGTGGGGCGGCCTCGATGGTGGTGAGTTCGAGGTGGGCGGGCAGTTGTTCGAGTGGCGTGCCCGCGGTGTACTGCGTGGATCGCAGCGCAGCGGGGATCGCTGTGGTCTGTGCAGACATCAACCCTCCTGTTTTGGTACCGAGTGGCACCGTAGCGCATGATCCCTCCCCCTGTATAGATCATTCAGCCGTACGGCGTGTCGCACCGCCTAAAACGGTGCCTCCTCGGCGAACCCGGACCCGGCCGCGCTCGCCCCGGCGAGCGCTTCACGCATCTGCTGCCGCTGCTCAGGAGTCATCGCCTGCCACGCGGGCGCGGGAATACCGGGGGGCGGTGCTACCGCGTCGGCGGCGATGGCGGTCGAGCGCATGCTGTCTGCGCTGACCGGCACCGTGCTGCCACCGTGGCCGGGCGGGTTGGTCAGGTAGGTGGTCCGCGGGTCGACGGCCGGGTCGTCGAAGAACTGGCTGGCGGCGGCCTGCGCGGGTGGCTCGTATTTGGCGGCGTAGATTTTCTGCGGGTTGCCGGGCCGGCCGTTCTTCAACGTGACCGGCTTGTCCTCCAGATACTTCAGCCATAGCTTCCCGCCGCGGCGGGGCGCTTTCTCGCCGTGCTTGCGCAGCGCCTCACCGACGGCCTGTTTCATCTGGCCCTTGACGTAGAGGGCACGATTGCCGTCGTCGCCTTCGATGCCCGGATCATGCTGGCCGGTCTGGACGACGATGACCATTTGCATGGCCGGGTTGCCGTCCGGGTAGCAGATCGGGTCGCCGGTGGTGTAGTCGCGCTGCTGCTGCATGCGCGGGTCGGCGGTGATCTCCCCGCCGATGACGGTTCCGTAGGCGCCGTCCGGGAATTTGACGGCCGGCACCCCGCCCGTGAAAAAATCCTCGATCTGCTGCGCGCCTGTTGACAGTGTCATTTTCCGTGATCCCCCGTGTTCGATGTTTCCTAGCGACCTTCGATGTCCGGCACGATGACCGACGGCTTGAAGATGACCCGATAGTGGTCGGTGCCGACGTTTTGCGCGTCGAGCTGCTCGGCGAACCATGTAACGTTGTCGGAGCGGCCGAGGAAGTGTTTCTTGTAGCCGTCGCCGACTTTGCAGGTGACGGTGAGGTTTGTCGCGTCGGCCGGGTCGACGGAACAGAAGCCCTCAATGGACAGCATGTAGTCGCCGGTGATGCCGTTGTAGAAGACGACCCGCCGGTTGATTTTGAAGTTGTCGGCATCCTTGGACAGATTCTTTGATGCGACGTCGGCGTCACTGGAACACGCGCCCAGGGATAGCAGTGCGGCTACAGCAATGACAGCTACCTTCAAGGTCATCTCCCGAAAAAGAGTTCTACGTTGGCGTGCGCTTCGGTGTTACCCGCACATCCGGTGGCGTCGACGTGCAGCCCGCCGGGTGGTGTGACGCGCTGGAACGGGCACCATTTGCAGGCCTCGCCGGGTGCGGCTTCAACGGCGATGAGCCGCTCGGGTTCCCGCGCGGCGCCCATGTTGACGACCCGGTCGCGGATGGCGTAGAAGCGCATCATGGCGTCGACGGCTAGCTGCTCGTTGTACGCCTCTGTCCATTCGACCGATTCAGAGTAGTCGTGTGAACGGGCCAGCAAAACGAGTCGTACAAAGCGCACGACGCGGCCCGCGTTCCGATGGCCGAGCCCATATAGGTGTGCTTGCGTCCGGTACTCCATCGACACAAGTTCAGAATTGGGCACGGTCTTACGGGCTGCTTTTCGCCGGGCGGTGGTGCCGGTGTATTTCCAGTCAACGACCATCCCCCAATCGACATCGAACGCGTCACCGTGCCCGGACAGCTCGTCATCCAGCTGAACCTGCTGCTCGATGATCCACCGTTCCCGGCCGAGGCGCTCGTTTTCGGCGCGGAGCACTTTTTCCATGAGCTCGTGCACAGCGGTGCCGCACATCGGCGCCCACGGCAACCCGCGGTCGCGGCATTGCACGCCGGCCAGTTTCAAGGCTATCTGCCGGTCGCAGGGGGTGCCGAGTTCGGACGGGCCGAGTGTTTTCTGTACGGTTCGCGGCCGGCTGTTTTCGAAACGCTGCAGGGCGTCGCGCATTTCGGCGAGTGTCGACGGCGGGGTTTCGGGCCCGCCACGGGAGGCCGTGCCACCTCTCGTGGCGGGCGCTTTTGGTGGTGCTGTGATGACTTCCGGGGTCATGCCGGCCGCTCGCAGGTGCGCAACGGCGAGCATTTCCGCGAATTCCTGGTCGCTGAGGCCGGTCATTTTGTCGGCCGCTTTTGCTCTTGGCTTGCTTTGACAATCTCACTGTGAAGCATTATGGCGAGGTTGATAGCGTCAACCTCGATCAGCGCTTCAAGTTCCATCGTATTCGTCAATGCCGCATACGCCTCGGGCATTAGTTGCACGGTTAACTCGATGTTCCCGTTTGGCAAGAGTCGCTTCACAGCAGGGCCGTTTTCCCGGCGATGACGTCGGCGACGTGCTTTTGATGCCAGGCGACCCGGTCGATGATGGACGGCAGGATGGGTGAGTAGGCGCCGCATTGGCAGTAGGCCGCGCCGGGGGTCTGCGCTTTCCGCCCGCGGGTTTGGGCGCGCAGCGCGTAGGCGTATGCACCGCCGGCCCCGGGGTGGATGCTGTGCCCTTTGAGGCGCGGTTCCATTTACCGCTCCGGGCGGGGAGGGCGGGATTTTGTGCCGAGGTTCCGGTCTTGGATGGCCTGCACTATCGGATCGGTCTCGCCGCTGAAATGTTCATCGCAGGCGCCTTCGAAGTTGTCACCTTTCGGTGAGGTCCGGTAGAGGGCATGCCCGGTGGCGGGCCCTCTACCGCATCCCTGTTCACGGCATTCGTAGGTCATTACGGGCCGACCGGTTTGGTGAGGGTCACGCCGGCCAGTTTCAGGGCGTCGGCGGTGCGCTGGGTGCCGATGATGTAGCCGGCCAGGACGCCGACGGTGAGGTTGACGAAGGACAGCAACAGGATCAGGAAGATGATCACTGGGCGCCCCACAGGTCGGCGCCGAGGCGGACGACCGGCTGTTCGCCGGTGAGGGAGCGCACTTCGGCCCGGTAGGCGGTGGCGGATTCGCGGATGAAGGCGCGGTGTCCGCGGCAGGAGGCGCAGGCGCAGGGCCGGCCGCGGAGGGCGCGCCAGGCGACGCCGGCGGCGGCTAGCAGGTAGGCGAGCATGGGTCCCCCTTGTTCTCGTTCGTGTGACGCCGGGGGGTGTGGTGCTCGCGTCTGCGGGGTGGTGCGGTTTACGGTGGGCTGCGGTCGCGCCCGCCAAAAGTCTGGTTTTCGGTGCACAGGGCGTGGTCGCAGGGTTGGCCGGCACTCATTCCCCCAGTTTGGGTGCCGGCCAAGTCTCTGAGTTTTCCTGGCTTGTCCGTGGTGGTTTTCGCAGCGTATGCCCGCATGGCGGTGCGGTAGCTGCGTATGGATGAAGATCCATGCGGACATGCAGAAACACCCCCCGCGAGGGCAGCCCTCGCGGGGGGTGTTTCTGTGTCCGGGGGGTGTCTTCCCCCGCCTGCTATGTTAGACGTGTACAACATGACACGCCGACGGACAGCTAGGTCTTGCCACCGGCCGCCGGCGATCCTACGTTAGACGCGTACAACGTCGGGCAGGGACGAACTGAGGGGTCACGTTGATGGCAAATGGCACCGAGCAGCGTAGAACAGGGCCGGAGCGTGTCGCCTGGGAGTCGCTCGAGCGGGCGGGCAGTCAGCGGATCAGTGGGCCGACCAACGCGATCATCCGGCGCCTGATCGGGCGGGTTACCACGCTGCGCAGCCGGAAGCCGTCGGCCGACACGATCATCATGGTCGCCCTGGAACTCGCCGAGGGGCTGAAAGACACCGATCTGATCGCCATGGTGATGCGGGTCGAGGCGAGCACCCACGAGGTTCCGCCGGTCCGCCGCGGCGACCCGGGCGAGCCGGACTCGCCCACCCCCGAATAGACGAACAATGCCCGGCACCCGCGCGAACAGGTACCGGGCACGTTCCCCATCCATCTACGGCAGCGACACCGCATGAGAGGGGTTCACCGATGGACAAGCATACGGCAGCAGTCGCCGCGGTGGTGATGGTGGTATTGGCTTGGATCTGCCTCGTCTACCGCGACAGGCGCAGGGCTGACGACCGCCATGCCTTCGATGCACCGCTGACCTGCGTTTTCTGGGCGCTGCTCGCCTCGGCGGTGTCGCTCGCGATCGCAACGGCGGTGGCGTGATGACCGTCTTGGCGGGCCTCGCCCCGTGGCACCACCACCGGGCGGAGTACTGGGCTGTCGTGGCGGGCGGGGTCGGCAACTACGAGGTGTGCCGGTGCCGGAAGTCGCGGCAGTGCTGCGGTGACCGGTGGCGGCGCAGGCAGCCGGCCGGACCGCTGACCGTGACGGGGGTGGCGCGGTGACCCGGCTCGGTTTCCAGCACTGCAACGGCTGCAGCCGTGATCTTCCGGTGTGGGAGTTCTACCGGTCGCGGCGCACCGGGCGGGTCGAATCCCGCTGCAAGGGGTGCCGCCGGACCGCGGCCCGCGAAAGCAACATCAAGGTGAAGACGACGACAGGGATTCAAGGATGACTGCTCAGGTGACCACGGCGCCCCCCTCGTGGCGGGCTGCCCTGGTGGTGAACTCGAACAACATCATCCGTTTCGGCGGGCTCGCGTTCGTTGCCCTGGCGGGGTTCGCGGGCGCGTTCAGCCACATGCACGATTGGACGCGGGAGGCGTTGCCGCAGACCGCCAACTGGCTGTGCTGGGCGAACGCGGTGATCTCCGAGATTCTTCCGACGGTCAGCTTCCTGTCCTGGCGTGACCGGGTGGAACGCGAACGCAGCACCGGCATGCCGTTGGCGGTGTTCCTCGGCTCATCGCTGCTGTCGCTGACTGCCAATATCACGGCTGCCGGGGTTCGGTTGCACGGCGACAAGTATTTGCTCGCCGCGCTGCCGATGCTGGCCGTTCTGGTGTTGTTCAAAATGGTGCTCGGCGACCTCGAATATGCGAAGAAGGATCGCGAACGGATCGCGGCCGCGGCGGAACGTCAGGCGGAAGCTGACCGGCGCCGCGCGGAACAAGCCGAGGAACTTCGCGCGGAACAAGCGCGGAAGCTGGAGGACCAGCGCGCGGAACAAGCCGCGGAACTTGCCCGCGCCGAGCGGGAGCAGGCTGCGGAACTGGAACGCCGGCGGGTCGAGATCGAGCAGGCCGGTATCACCGAGCGTGCCCAGCTTGAGGCCGCGGAGCGTGCCGAGGTCCGGCAGGCGCAATTGGCCAGGGAGCGGCGCGAGCTCGAGGCGCGACTTATCCGGGAGGCTGAGGCTGCCCGGGTCGTCGCCGAGGCGACTGCAGAGCGGGAGCGGGCCGAGGCGGAGCGGATCCGGGTGGAGGCCGCCTTGAAGGAACGGACGGCAGCGATGTTGACTGTTGAGCGCCGGGCGCCGATGTCCGCCCCGCCGGCGAACGTGCGCCCGATGCGTCAGCGCAGGCCACGCGCGGAGACGCAGGCGCATGTTGAGGCGACCCTTGCCGGACTGCCCGCGGGGATGACCCGCGACGAGGCGGTCAAGGTGGTCGCGGTGGCGATCGGTAACACCGAGCGTTATGCCCGCGAGTTCATTCCGCCCGGCTGGGTCGGCGGTAGTTCCGCGGGGGGTGAGGCCACATCTGCCGCGTAGGCGGGTTTGGTACCGGGCCGGAATTTCCGGCCCGGTGACGGTCGAACTCAACAAAGTTCCGCGGGGTGCCGGGCAAGCCATCGCCGGTCAGGTTCCGGCACCCGCGGGCCCCGATCCGGATTGACGAAATGAGGCAGGGCCATTATGGCAGATCAAGATCGCCACGGTTTCCTCACCCCACAGGCACCCATCAACAACAATATCGAGCTAATTGAATGGTTCGAGCAGGGGCGCCGCATCTTGCACGCGGGTTCGCTCGAGCTCGGCATCGTGTCCGCCGAGATCGACGCGCAGTTGAGGAAAGTTTCCCGCGGCATCCTCGTTGCCGGCGTGTCGTCGCGGTACCGGGCGCACATGGTGTCCAAGCCGATCGCACAGTCGGCTGAGGCGCTGGTCGTGGCGTCGCGGTACATCATCACGGCGCGGAACAAATTCGAGGCCGCGTTCATGCCTGAGCTCGAGGCGGCCGGCTACCGGCCGGCCGGGTCGACGTTCAAGTTCAAGGCGTCCTGACGTGGCCAAGAAACCAAGCATGCGGCCGCAGAACGACGGCTACGCCAGCGTGCACACGGTGCGCATCCCGTTGTGGCCGTATCTGGTCGCGCCGCTGTTTTGCCTGGTGGCGCTGCCCGCCACGTGGGGTGTGCACCGTGCGTACGGCACATCCGCGGCCTCGGCGGGCTGGACCGGGGTGGCAGTCGCGTTCGCGTCGGTCGGCATTCTGCTCTTCACGTTTTTTCTGTCCCGTCCGCGGGGTGTCGTCATGCAAGTGATGGCGACCATCAACGCCGGGTTGGCGATCGCCTGGTGCATTCCGGCGATCTTGGAGGGCCCGTTCACGAAACCAAAGTTCGGGTTTTGGCTGCTCTTCGCGCTGGTCATCTCGTTCGACTGCGCCCTGTACCGGATCATGCGGCAGGCCCGCGGCGACGACGGCAGCCACGGACAAGTCCTGAATGGTGAACTTGCCGAGCTCGGTGATGCGGTGAAGCAGTTGAAGGGGGTGCGGTTCGGCCGGCCGGTGGTCGACGGCGCGAAAGTCACTGCGGCGATCGAGATGCCGCCGGGCCGCTCGTTCGAGGAAGTGCAGGCCGCTAAACGTGAGGTGGCGTCGCTTCTGGATGTACGCGCTACCTCGGTGCGCACGATCGGCGACCCGGATTCGGAGCGGTCCGGGACGGTCCATGTCGTCCCCCGCGATCAACTGCGGGACGCGATCCCCGACCCTGGTATCGAGCCGGGCCTGTCGATCGCCGACCCGATCGTGCTGGGTCTGGCGGATTCCGGGGAGCCCGCGCAGATCATTTTGCCGGGTGACCCGGCCGTGCACCGCAACGCGGTCGGTGTGATGGGCGTCGTCGGCATGTCCGGTAGTGGGAAGACGGAACTGCTGTTGCGGTTCGTGAAGGAGGCCGTGACCAGGCCGGACAACGACACGTATGTGATCGACTGCCGGAAGTCCGGGCAGTTGCCGGGATGGGTGAAGCGGGCTGCGACCCGGGCGATCGACGACAGTGCGGAGGCGCTTGACTTCCTTGAGGATCTCGAGCGTCGGATCGCCGACCGGTCGAAGCAGCTCGGGGCGCGCGGACTGAAACAGTGGGAACGCGGCTGCGGTATCCAGTTCGAAACGTATGTGATCTTCGAGGCGGCCTCGTTCATCCGCGAATCAAACATCGTGGATCTGTCTGAGGCGGTGCGGTCGGTCGGCATGTGCGTCGTGCTCGAGCTGCAGCGGGCCACGTACGACCGGCTGCCCACCTCGGCCCGGTCGAACATGACCACGTGGTGCGTGCTCGGCGTGCAGAACGACGGCGACGCTGAGGGCGCCCTGCCCGATGAGGTCGCGGCCGCGGGTGCGGCGCCGTGGAAGTGGAAGAACGGCAAGCCCGGATACTTCTATCTGCTGTGGTCCGGGCGTGACGAGGAGTCCTGGTCGGCGCCGTGCCGGTCGTTCATTCAGCACGACGCGGACCGTGAGCGGGATGTCGCCGCGGTGCTCGGCTGGAACGACGCCGGCCGTGAGGAGCCCACGCAGGTCGAGCCGTACACGCCCCCGCGTGGCGGGCAGGAGCCTGACCTCGACGACGCGGAAGACGACGATGACGAGGGTGTTCCGCCGGGTGTCGACCCGGACGATCCGCCGGACGATGTGGACCCGTCGGAACCGATCGTGGTCCCGCCGGGGATGCCGCGCATTCCGTTCGGCGACGACCGGAAGAAGATGCTGCCGGCCGAGGCGCTCGGCTTATTGCGTTCGCACGTGTTCGCACTGATGTCCGCGGGCGCCGGGCACGTGGAGATGTCTGATTTGGCCGATGTGTTGGCGCAGACGGGGCTGTCGTCGTCGTGGATGCGTAACGCGTTGCGGCAGCTGTGCGACGAGGGCGTGTTGCGTGAGCCGCGTCCGGGCGAGCGTGGCGTGTGGCGTGTTGTGCAGCGTGAGCGGATGCCGGCGGCGGCGGGTTCGCGGCCGTGACGGGCGTAACCCATTGTGATCAAGCGGCCGGGTGTGCGCATGGTGTGCACGGTGCGCACGATCACGGCCGGGTGCTGTATAGGGGCGGTGTGCACGGTGGTGTGAATGGTGCGGTGCGTGTGGTGCGTTCCGTGTGGAGTGACGGAGGGTGATCATGGGAGACAGTCGAGCGAAGGTCACGATAGCGGTCGCCTTCGATCCCGCGTTCGGTGATCCCGAGGTGGCGATCTTCGAGACGGAAGGGTCGACGGACGGCGACCTGTTCGACCTCGCCGAGGGGCTGCTGTCCGCCGCGGACGCGCAGGCGGAACGGTCGATCCTCGAGCGCGGCCGCCGGGCCAGGGGGAAATGATCATGGGGATCGCGTTCGCGCTCGGCCTCGGGTTAGTGCTCGGCAGTGTCCCCGGGTGGATTGCTGGCAAGCGGTACGTCCTGTTTCAGCAGCAGCGGGATCTAGCGATGGAACATTGGGGCGTTGCCCGCAAGCACTGGGCGGGGGCGGCCGGCCCGGTCGGCTTGTTCCTGCTGGTCATCGTCGGCGGCATCGTGATCATGATCTTCGGAAGCTAGACGTAAAGCATGTTATCGACCAGAGAGAGGGACTGACCCCCAATGACCAGCCTCGTTTTCACCGCACCCACCGTTTGCAGCAGTGTGGAGCTGAACTTGAACTTCGACGTGGCTGACGCGCCGTCAATGCGCGACCACAGCCGTAGCCCGTTCATGCCAGAGGTCGCCACCGTCTCGTTCATGGACGGCCGGCCCTCCTACATCAGCGCCAAGGGCCGGCGGATCGTCAGCAGTCGGTACACGACCGGCGGCTTCAGCATTGAGGACGACGGGAGGGTCCTCCCGGACTTCCGCGGCGACGCGCCGCCGCTTTGGATGGTCGAAACCGTCGCCAAGGCCATGCAGCATCCGGCCGTAGTCGCGATCCGCGAGTCCGACGACGAGCACACAGCGGTGGTTACCCCGGCCGAAGACCCTAACGGGTTGGGCTTGGCAACGGCCATGTGGAGCTGCACCTGCGGCGCTGGGTCCGAGCATCCGATCGCGCCGCCCACGGCTGCGCGGCGTCGCCGCGAGCACCTGGCGGGAATCGGACGTAGTTAACAGAATCGATCTTATCGACCGGGAGAGAGGGTGCCAGACGTGGGCAGCCAGGAGATCAGGGAGCACGACGACCGGCAGTTCCGCGAATTCGCCGCGGGACAGCGGCACTGGAAGATCGCCCGCCACGAAACCGGGTCAGCCGCCGGCGAGACTGCGTCGAGAATGTTCACGTACCACGGGGGCGCGCGGGCGCTGCTGTGGGTCGAGCGGTACGACGACCGCCGTCTCTCATGGGAAGCCGGCATCAATCTCCAGTTCTCGGCCGGCCCGGAGTTGACGCACAGCGACCGCCGGTTTACTTCGGTCCGGGAGTGGGCTGTTCTTTACGAGACGATCCTTGAGGCGCCGCTGGTCATGGCGAAGGCGTCCAGCGGGGAGGCTGTGCTCCGGGCGTCGCGGGTCATCGACCGGAATGGGGGATGGTGGCTGATGTGCAACATTTTCGATTTGCCGTATACGACTGTAGCGGGGTGGGAATTCCTGCGCTCCCAGTTGATCAAGCGGGTGGCGCCGCACCTGACGGGATCGAAGGTCTGAACCGTGGAAAGCCTGAAACGCATCGACATCTTCCGGCACGCGGTGCCGGGTACCTGCCTCCGGCTGGAAGGGGTGCGCGAGTTCGCCGAGGACAGGATCGCCACACTCGCCGTCGAGCGGGAAGGGGTGCCGCTGCTGGTGCTGCCGGGCTGGAAGCAGAAGCCTGCCTTCGAACTGCACATCGTGGACGGCCTGGCCGATACGCTCGCGCACTTGGATTGCCTGATGATGTTCCAGCATATCGTCATGGCCGCCGAACGCGCGCACATTGTGGTGCTGCTGCATGAGCCGATGGCCGTCGTGGTAGCGGCGCTCGAGAAACGGTCCCCCCGGCTGGCCGAGAAGCTGGGGGAGGGCAGGGTGTTGCGGCATGTTTCCGGCGCGCCTACCGGCGAAACGGGTGCGACCGGTGAGAATGGACTGGTGCCGGGGCACCCCCCGGTATCGGACGGGAGCGATCCGGCGCCGGGCGTATCCGCGCCCGGGGACGCGACGCTACCCCCGGACAGGGGCCGCTAGTGGCTTTCCCGTCCGCGCAAGAGGCACCCCGCATCCCCTTTCACGTGCGGGGTGCCTCTTTGTGTCTTGACGTGATCCCACGCACCGACCTACGTTGTACGTGTCTAACGTGCATCGATGGGGAGGCGATGTCCATGATCGACGAACATAGGCGCAATCTCGAAGGTACGTGGGTGCATTTCCCGGTCGGAGTAAGCGAATACGCCAACACGCCGGAAGCGCTCATGCGCGGCGAGCAGGCGACAGGCGTAGTGATCCACCAGGACTATGAAGGCACCCTGGTCGTCGTTGTCGAGGGGTGGGAGCAGTTGAACGGGCTTCCGCTCGCCCACCACGTGGCACTGCGCTACGCCACGATAATTCCCAACCTCGACGCCGGCGGCCGGGACTGGACAGGCTGGGTCGACCGGTAACCCGCCCGGGTGAACGATCCGCCGAATCGGCGCCACGCCTGCAGGCCTGCGGGCTACGGTGTTCCGTGGCTGGTGTTTCCCGTTCGCGCATGTCCGGGGTTCTCCGCTGTTCCGGGGCACGGAACGCATCACAAGTGACACACCCCCCTGCTGTTGGGCGTATTGCGGCAGGGGGGTGTGTTGCGTTTCAACCCAGCCCCGCCTAATGTTGTACGTGTCTAACACGCGAATGTTAGGGGTTCACCGATGAAAGCCCGCAAACCCGACCCGCTCGACCGCCACATCCCGCCGGCCACGGCGACCGTCACCCGGCAACTCGTCGCCGACGCGATGGCAGCCGACAGCGACCAGATCATCGTGATCGTCCCCGCACCCGAGGCGGCGCGCCGTGGCTGAGCAGATGGCCGACCCGGCCCGCGATGCGCTACTGGCTCGGCTGATCGCTGAGAACGACGCTGCACGCAAGGCGTTTCACGAGGCCGCGGACACGGGTTCTTCGGCTGCCGTGATAGAGACGTACGATCGCTACCTCACCACCTCGCGCGCCCTGCTGCGCATCACCAATCCGCCCAGGTGGCAGGCCAAGGAAATCGTAGCAACATGGCCGAGTGAAGACGCGCAGGCGTTTACGGACTGGATGGTCGGCTACAACCCGGCCGCGGTTCTGTCGTTCGAGTCGCATCGCCGCAGCCTGCCGACGTCATTGGAAAATTCCTGATGGACTCCACTGAAAAGCTCGCCGAACTACTCGGCCACTACATGCGCCGAGTATGGCTCGCCGCAGGACTCCCCTGGGACAGCGGCAACGACGCCGAAATGGCCACGATCGCCAGACTCGTCTCCGAGGTCGCCTACGACGAGGCGCGGGAGACAATCGACAACTGTGTCAACCCGTCGGCTCTGATCTAACCGTAACAAAAAAATCAGGCCCGGCGGCACGTCCCACCGAGGGGGTAGGGCGTGCCGCCGGGCCTGACTGTGCGTCTGGGCCGCTAGGTTGTGTCAATGACTCCGATGTGTACCGACCCGGCGGCCTACCGGGCTATTCCCGACGAGTTTCTTGAATGTCTGATGACGCGGCGCCATCACTGGCCGGCCCGCGCGCAGCAGCATCCGCAACACGTCAGGATGCAGGCCGACAGGCTCACCGTGCCGCTCGAGCTCACCGAATACTATGCGAGCTGCTCACTGTGTACGACGACGCGAACGCTTTTCAGACACCGCTATGACCGGTCGTGGGCGTGGGCGGAGTACGACTATCCCGACGGGTATCTCGCGCCGCCCGGCACCCGCTGGGATCCTGAACTGATCGCAGAACGCTACGACGAAGTTTTCCCCGTCAAGGGGGAAACGAAAGTTCTTACGCGTCCTTGAAGTCCCACTTCTTGACTTCCGCGCGGGCGAGTTTCACCCCTTCCGGGGTGAACCGGTAGTAGCGGCGCTGCTGATATCGTCCCCGCGGCTCCATCTCACTGACAAGCCATCCCGCATTCTCCAGGTTCCGGAGCAGATAGCGCAGGCTGCTGCGGTTAGCGTCCAAAACCTTAGCCAGGCCGTCACAGAAGTAAGGGCTCCGGGGGCGTGCCAGCATGGTGTTCAGTATGACCGCGCAGATCGGGCTGATGTTGGCGTCAGGGTTCAATGCTGGGGTGATGGTGTCTGTCATGACAGGCACGATACCTGCGGCAGTCGGGACTGTTTTATACCGCCGCACCCATCACAGCCCGCCACGCGAGAACTTCCGGGGTGGCGGGCCTATCGGTCCACAGCCGCAGGTCGGTGCCGTTGCTGCCGAGATCATCCCAGTAGGCGACGGCGGTGACACCCTGGGCGCGCATCATCGTTCCGCACTCGTACAGCCAGTCGGCCCGCCGGCGGCCGTCAGCGTCGCCCGCAACGCGCGCCGCGCCGAACTCGGGGAACTCCAGCGGCTGGCCGATGGTGTCGCGGTACCGCCACAGCGGCGCCAAGAATGCGCCCGGGTCGGGGTAGGAGTTTTCCCACGAATTCGCGTACACGTCGATGCCGGCCGTGCCGATCCCGGTGTAATAGGTTGACCAATCGCCGTTGCCTTTCCCCGCACCGCCCATCGTCCACTGGTACGTCTGCGTCGGTATCACGGTCACATAGTGGCCGTGGGGGTGTTCGCACACCCATTGGGCGAGCAGGTAGCAGCGGCGCCGGTACACGGTCGGATCTTCCCGTTTCCGGTCCGCCTCGTGCTTCCAGGTCAGCCGGGCGTCGGCGTCGACCTCGTCGAGCCATGCGGTCACCATCGCCTGGGTGGTCGTATCATCCGTCCAGTCCTGGAAGACGCAGGCGGGCACGATGCCCGGCGCGAGCTCACGCAGCCGCGCCACCCGCCCGTCCCCTGTGGCGGGCTTCCAGGCCGGCAACCCGCGGCCCCGGTAGCCGAACACCCGGCACATCCGCGACCCGGGAAACACGGGGATCCGCGCCTCGTACTGTTTCGGGTCGACGGTGACGCCGGTCAGCATCAGGCGCCAACCGTGGCCGGCGGAACGAACTTGCGCGCGAAGTACGAGATGGCCCCCTGGACGGCGCTCTTAGCGACGGCGAGGCCGAGCGCGATCCAGTACAGGCGGGTCCATTCGACGCCGCCGGCAGCGCCCGCCACGAGGGCTGTGGCAGCCGCTACGGCCACGTCCAGGCCGAGCCCCTGCATCAGGGTGCGCCAGCCGCGGTTCCGGGCGTCCGTCTCGACTGGTGGCGTGTAATCGGCATTCATTCCGTCCGTGGTCATTCGCCCTGCCCTTTCTCTCGCAGCTGCCCCGACGACAGCATCTCCTCGAGCCGCGCCCGTGACCTCATCAGTTCGTCAACCTGCGCCTGCAGCGAGCGGACCTGAACGCGCAGCGCCATCGACACGTCCTGCTCGCGGGCCAACTGCTCTTGCACCCGATCGAGCTGGGCCCGGACGCGTTCGATGTGCCGGTCTTGTTCGTCGATGATCTGCCGTAGCCGGCCGAGGGCGTCGCGGTGCTCTTCGAGATCAACTTTTCTGGCGTTCGCCGCGTTGGCGGCGGCGGCGCTGCGGAAAGTCAAGACGGCGGTGGCGCCGGAGACGATCGCGGCTATACCGGCGACAGTGATCGAGGTATCCACCGCGTTACCTCTCGGCCGCTACGATCGTTGAGGGCATACGGCCGTGTGGCGAAATCGGTAAACGCGCCCGCCTTAAAATCGGGTTTGCCTTACCCCTGGTGAAGGGATGGGCATGAGGGTTCGATCCCCTCCACGGCCACCACATCACCCGGCAGGCTCAGGCCACGACGCGAGCCGCATCACCCAGGCCGCGAAAATCAGCCAGATCACCGCCGACACCCAGCCCCGCTCGATGACACCGGCAAGCCAGCCGAGCAGGAACATCGACCCCCACAGCACCTTCAGGCCTGTCGCCGCAGCGAACGCGAACCGGTCAGCGACAGTGAACGCACCCACCAGGCACACCGCGCCGACGGCCAGCCACAACACCGCCCACCACGGGAGGGGCATCACTGCGGCCAGGAAACGGACCGTCGGCGTCTGCCGGGCCGACGCCATCGGACTGAGCAGCGACAGCCCGTACAGCACGTCGAGGATGACCAGGAACAGGAGGAACTCGCCGCGCCGCCCGACGTGCCGCGCCCACCACCATGCGGGGGTACGGCCGCGGGGGGCGCCCACAGCGCTCAGCTTTCCCGCACTACGGGTGCCGTGTCCCCGGTGTTCAGGGCGAGGATCTTGTCGGCGGCCTTGATGACCCGGGCCAGCGGCGACGCCGGCGACAGGGCCGCGTTTCTGGTGTCCGCGGCATCGCCCCACCAGACGCCGCGCAGTTTCGCGTCATCGCGTAGCCGATCCCCGGCGGTGCGCCCCGGGTAGGCCTTGTCACCGATCTTGACGTTGAGGAAGTCGTCGATCTTGACGGTGTTGTCGGCGATCACCTTCGCCACGGCGGCGTTGATCTGCCCGGCAATCCATGTCCTGTCGGCGGCGGTCAGTGCCACGGGAATCTCCCCCAGCCGGAAGTCGAAACGAGTGTTGTTGTCGGCCGCCTGGCTGTAGGCGCCGGAAAAATGGATGTGCTCGGTGTGCGCGGACGCCCCGATGTACAGCTCGGCTTTCCAGCCGTTCGACGCCCGATAGATCCGCCGGTTGAAGATCATGTACCGCAGCACACCGCTGACACCCGGCAGGGCCCGGATGTGGTCGACGACCTGCTGGGCGGTGGCCGGTGCGGCGCGCAGGTCGGTGTCCATGTCCCACGACCGCACTTCGGGGGTCGAATCCGGATCGCCGTCCCACTCCGGTTTTGATCCCGGCGTGTCATCGCGGTTGTGACCTGAGGTCCGGGCCTGATGCGCGGTGTCACCGATCGTCCCGTCCGAGGCCTTGTCCCGGTCAGGGAACGCGGCGTCGACCTGGGCGCGCAGGTTTTGCAGTCCGAGGGTCAGTGTCCAGCCGGCCACGAGGAGCTCCTCAGAACGGGACGCAGTTGAGGCGGCGGGTAGCGAATGTGCCCGTACCGCCGGACACCCGGTACTGCATTTGGAACGTGTTCGTGCCCGCCGTCAAACCGGTTTCGACGTAGGTGAGGCCGTGGAAGATCTGCGAGGAGACGATGTCCATCGATGTCGCCCAGGAGTCGGAAGCGGCGAGCGTTGTCGCCCCGGACACGGCCACCGAAGTCCATACGTTCGTGGTCGCCGTGCTGGTCGACTGCCGGCAGTGAAACGAAATGAGTGCTTTGACGCCGGTGCCGATCGGGAACCCCGGCCCGGCCGTGCCGGCACCACCGGACAAGGTGCCGGTGTAGCTGGTACTGGTGGTCGTCTCACCGCCGGCCACCGCGAACTGCCCGGGAGCCCGCTGCGCAATCGAATTCGTGCCCGTACCGGCGAAAATGCTGCCGGCCTGGTTCGCCAGCGCGGGCGCGGTCGTCAAGAGGTTGTCGCGGACCGAGGCGTTCCACTGGGCTGCGGTGAGCGCGGTCGAGGCGACCGCGGTCAGCGGGGTGGTCCAGGCGATGGCTACTGCCCTCCGATCTCGCGGCGACCGGCCGCCTCGAGTTGCTGGTGAAGCAGACCGCCGACAGCAACCTGCCCGGCGGTGCGCAAAAGGATCGGACGCTCACCCGGCGCGGCGGTGATCATCTCCGCCGGCAGGCAGCCGTGTGCCGCGTTCTCCGCGAGCAAGTCCTCAAGAAGCTCACCCGGCAGCCAGTTCTGGGTGCGGCGGATCGGTCGCATGCCGAGGATCGCCTCGATGGCCTGCGGGTCGGCCGGCCAGACCACGACCGTGGCGTAGCCACAAGCGTCCGGCCCGCCGACACACAGGAACTCGACCTGCCCCGGTTCGAGTGGCATCGCGTTGGTGCACCACGGGCGGGGGCAGCGGGCCACCCAGCGGCCCCAGTTCGCCTCGGCGTAGGCGACACCCGCGATCGCTACTTCGGCGGGTGTCTCGATCACAAAGCTTGGCCCGGACATGCGCCCCTGCCTTCAGTAGGCGAACAGGGCGTCGTCGAACCCCTGCCCGGCGGTGTCGAAACGGAACATGGTTTCCGCGACGTCGAGCGAGCCGGCACTGAACAGGCCGTCGTTGAAGCCCTGCCCGGACACGTCGAACGTGAACGGGTTCGCCACGGCCGGCGGGATCTTCTCCAAGCCGAACGTTGTGACATGCTCGGTGCCGCCTTGGCCGATCGCGTGCTGGATTTGCTCGATGAAGCAGTCGGCGTCGAGGCCGGTGAGCGTTTCGGTGAGGTGGATCCGGTCGGACAGGTCCCGGGTCAGGCACTCGGTGAGGCGGGTTGCGTTCGCGCCGCCGCGCATCGTCACCGACACCGACGGCAGCCGCTCGCCGCGCTTGGCGACGATCAACGCCAGGATGGCGGCCGCGTCGTAGGCGTTCGCCCACACCGGCAGCCGGCCTTCCTTCATCGACCGGGGTCCGTATGTGCCGATGCTGATCACATCGTTCGCGGTCACCAGGACACTGGTCGACTGGATGGCGTTGGCGCGCAGTGCGAGATCCTGGATGACGCCGCCGCTGGTCGAGGTGATCGTGATGACCGTCGACTGGCCTGAGGTCTGCGACAGCGACACCGCGGCATCACCGGACACCAGGGTCCAGTCGGTGTCCTGGTCCGGTGTGACGGCGTTGAGGAACGGCCCGGCGGCCCTGGCGGTGACCGCCACCGACCCGCCCGCCGGAATCGAAATCTGCCCCTGCGACGTCCACACCTGCGACAGGCCCGGGTCGATCGTGCGTAGCGGCACCTCGGTCGACACCGAGTTGACGATCTCCTTGAAACCATGGTCATAAACGACCGGGTCGGAGATCACCGGCTCGACCCCCGACGACCGCCACGTCGCCTGGACGGTGAGCGACGCGGTACGGGTGAGCCGATGATGCCGGTCCCGGAAGACGAAATTGCGCTGCGTGTCGAACCCGGCGTACGCGGTCGGCCCGTCCGAGTCGACCAGTTGCATCAGCGCGTCGTACGCGTCGGCGTCGTCCAGCCACCAGTACGGCAGGTAGGAGACGCCGGCGTCGAGGTCCCGCTTGTCCGGCGGGAACCCGGCCGCGTCGAGCAGGTAGCCGATCGCCGTCCCGGTCCGAATCCCCTGATACAGCGGGGTGGTGATCGAAACACCGCGCAGCCGGCCGAGAGCATCGGTGCACGTGACCGGTACCGACCGGTCGTTCAAACCCGGTTTGATGTCAAGGTCGTCGATGTAGCCGGAGTAGATGCCGGTCGTGGTCCCACCGGCGGTGGCCTGCAGCTGAACGCGGACACCGGGCACGACATGCCCGTAGAGCGGGGAGGCGGCGTTCTCCGGCGAGTAGTCGCCGGACATGTTGTTCAGCTCAAAATGCAGCTCGCCAGGCGCCGTCGGTGAGAACTGGCGGGCCTGATCGCGGCCGTACTTCGCGCCGACGGTGGTGCGCTGGTCGAGGGTGCGCCCGGTGACATCATCGCCTGCCGTGTCGGCGAACCCGTTGCCAAGCCAGTCGATCAAAAGCTGATAGTCGGCTGGCATCAGATCTTGCCTTTACGTTTCAGATCATCGATTGATCCGGCAAGCCAGGTTTCGAGTTCCATACGGGACCCGATGACACCGCGGTTTTCGAGAATCACCGTGACATTGCCGCCGCCGCCGGTGGCGTTCTGCCACATCGGGGTGACCCGTTCGGCCTGATAGTTTTCGCCGAAACTGTAGGTTCGTCCGCTTGCGCCGACACCGAAAATCGGCTCGGAGATGACGCCGCCGTTCCTCATCGCCCAGTGGTCGTGGGCGTTCCCGCCGGCGAAGTTGTGCTGGTTCTCGATCAGCGCCGAATAGTGGTGCCGTGAGCCGTTGTGGATGTTCAGCGACTGCCACGGCGTGATGAGCTCTTTGGTGGCGCGCATAAAATGCAGGTTGATCCACTCGGCGAGCGGCCTCGACGGGGCGAAGTCCACCGCCCGGCCGAAGCCGTGGTAACTCCTGTTGCCGGTCAGCGTGCGCGCACCCGGCCGATAGTCGGAGTAAATCGGCATGCCCGGGAACGCGGTCCTGACAACCGCTTCCATCCACTTGTAGCCCGGACCGCCGCCCCCGCCGGGAGCCGAGAAGGACGGCGACGGCACCTTCGTTTTACTGGCGTTCACCGGATACGGCCACACCATGCCGCCGGCCGCATAGCCGGGCCACTGCCCGGTCCGGTTCATGTAGTCCAGCCCGCCCGGCCTGGCATTCTCGAGCGGCGCCCGTGCGCTCTTGTTCACCACGAACTCGTCAGCGTGCACAACGCCCGCGGGCTGATACTTCGCGCCGGGCCCGGTCCAGCCGCCGCCGGCGAAACCCGGCCCGTCGCCGTTGAAGTGGCTCAGGGTGTTCGCGCTCTTGAGCGCCTGCTGCATCGCCGACAGCTTCCGCAGCTCAGCCTCAACCTTGGTCTGATTGGTGACTTTCAAATTCGCCGAGTACGGGCCCGCGAAATGGTTGGCCGCCGAGTACGCGAGGTCGAGATCTTTCTTCGCCTGCGCCGCGCCCGGCGCCGACGTCTTCGCCTCATACTTGCCGTCGTACTGGTCAGCGGCCTTTTTCGCGTCCTTGAACTGACCTTCAAGGTTTTTGATCTCACTCTTGGTGAGGCCGGCCTTTTTCAGCGTGTCGACCAGAGCGGGCGACAGCTTCCCGTTGAACGAGCTCGACACGTCGCCGACCGCACCCTGAAGAACAATCGCCGCAGCCGCTAGCTCACGGTCCGCGGCCTTGGCCTCTTTGCTCTTCGCACCGTGTTCTTTGACGGCTTTCGAGTAATTCTTGTGGGCTGCGGTCAGATCGTCTTCGGCCTTGATGAAGCCGAAGATCGGATCGGTTTCCGCTTTCATGAAGTCCGACAGGGACTTGAGCGCGTCGCGCTGACCCCTTGCGGCCCCGGCGGCAGCGGTCGCGGCATCGGTGTATTTCTTCGTGTCGGTGGCGGCCTGCCCGGCGGCGTCCCCGGCGGCTTTCGTACCGTCCGCGGCAACCTTGCCGCTGGCACCCATTTTCGCGCCGGCACGCGACGCATCGTCCTGCGCCTGATTGAGTTTCCCGACCTCGGTGTACGCGTTCGGCAGCAGCTTCGCGAGCTGCTGGGTGTCGAGGCCCGATTCGGAAAGGATCCTGTTCCACAGCTCTGACGCCTTGACGGCGTCCCCGCTGGTCGTCATGAAATCGGTGAGCGCCTGGTCGAGGCCTTGCATGTTTTCTTTGGCCTTGTCGAACGACAGGCCGTAAATGTGGTCGTTGAGGGTTTGCACCATGTTGCCGACGCCGGGAACGGTGTCAGCTATGTCGTTCAGCGCACCCCAGAAACCATGCGACGCCGCGTCGGCGGCCTGTGCGTTCTTGCCTAGGTCTTTCAGGTTGTCGCCGAAAACGTCGCTGAGTTCGCCGGTCACCTTGCCCGTGTCGGCGAGCTGGCCGAGCGATTTCGTCAACCGGTCCGCGTTCACGCTGGCCGTGTCGAACTGCTTCGCGATCTCCCCGACGATTTCCAGGCCGGCCAGGACGAGGCTTGCCTTGCCGGCGAACCCCGCCAGCCTGCTTATCCCGCCGGCCGCGCGCTCACCGGCCGGCCCCATCGCATTCAACTGCTCGACGGTCCGGGCAATCGATGTGCGCAGCTTCAAGAAACCGGTCAGAGCGAGCAGGATGACGCCACCGATGCCCGAAAGAACGACAACCGTGCCACCGACCGCCGGCGGCATGTCAGCGAATGCGCCAACCAACTCATCGAGAGTCTTCACCAGGATCCGCAGGCCGCTGTTCGCGCCCGAACCGGACTCGATGGCCAGCGTCTCGAGGGAACCCTTCAAACGTTCAAGATCACCGGCAAGGTTGTCGGTCATCGTCGCCGCGGTCTTACTGGCATAGCCGGCGTCATTGACGCTGCCGATCCAGCCCTGGATCCCTTTGCCGCCCTCCTGATACAGGACGTTCGCGGCGCGGATCGCGTCGGTGCCGAAAATCTGGGCGAGCGCGGCGTCACGTTGCGCCTGGGTCAGCCCGCCGAGTTTCGTCTTCAGCTGCTCGGCGAGTTTGGTGATGCCGACGAAGTTGCCTTGAGCGTCGTACGCGGAGATGCCAAGCTCGTCCATTGTTTCTTTGGTTTTGGCGGCCGGGTTGGCGAGCGCCAGGAGCATCGTCTTGAAGCTGGTCCCGGCGTCGGATCCGATGAGGCCGGCATGCGCGAAAGCGGCAAGCGTGCCCGTCGTATCCTCGATACTCAGCCCGAACTGCGAGGCGACCAAGCCGGACTGACCGAGCGCCATCCCCATGTCGCGGACCGAGCCCTGCGCCTTGCCTGCGCCCGCGGCGAGCAGGTCGGCGATATGCGGCACGGCCGATCCGGACAGCTTGAACTGCGTCATTGCCGACGCGGCCGTTTCGGAGGCGTCGGCGACAGAAATCTGCCCGGCGGCCGCGAGATCGAGGGCGCCTTTGAGTCCGCCGTGCAGAATGTCGGCGGTCTTGACGCCGGCCTTGGCGAGCTCGGTGATACCGTTCGCCGCTTCGGTCGCGGAGAAGCTGGTGTCCTTGCCCGCCTGCAGCGCTGCCGCGCGCAGGTCGTTCATGTTTTTGGTGTTGTCGGCAACCGATTTCGAGCTGTCGTTCGTGGCCGCTTTCACCGCGGACATCGACTTATCAAAATCCATCGACATTTTGACGGCGGCACCCGCCACGCCGAGCATGCCGACACCGATCGCCGCGGTCGCCCTGGTGATCTGCTCGGCCTTGCCGCCGGACGCGGTCTTGTTCAGCTCACCCGAGAATTCCTTGGTCGCGGTCGCGGCACGCTGCATGCCGGTCATGTAGCCGGCCACGTCGGCGAGCAGTTTGATCGATACGGTGCGCCCCACCGGTCACCGCCGATCCATGGTGAGATGCCAGACGCGGGCGCCCGCGTTCGGATTCGGCCGGTCCGGATTGGTCGCGGCCCGCTTAGCTTCGATCAGGGCCAGGGACGCCCTGCACGCCTGATGACCGGCAGTAAACGACGGCCCGGTCTCCTCATGCGAAAACGTGTCCTCACCCAGAAACCCGCACCCGCACGGGCAAAGCCACGTGCGGTACAGGGCGAGGGCGAGCAGCTCGCCGCGGTCGAGTTCCGTGAACCGGGGTTCGCGAACAGTGGTGGCCTGTATCAGCCGGCCGCCGGCGTCGTATTCGTAGGCGGTGGTTTCGGCGGGTTCGCGGCCGTCGAGCTGCGACGGCGGGATGCCGAGTTTCTCGGCTAATTCGATGCGGTGCCGGTATTCCGCCTCGCCTGCGATACGGCGTGCGAGAAAGGGACGGAAACGTCACCCCTGTTGACCGCCCACGCCGCATCGGCCAACTGCCCGATCTGCCGGTCGGTCAGCTTCCCGTCGGGGCCGGCCATCGCCTCCCACGTCTCATCGTCGACGACCGGGTCGACGAGGCATTCGCGGGCGATGGCATCCCAGAAGGTTTCCGTGTTGACGCCGATCGCGGCGTCTTCCGGATCCGGCCTGTCGTCGTCGCCCTTGCGCGGGGGATGCTCGGCGAGCAGCGCCCGCCACCGGGGTTTAGGCAGGGCGCGCAGCCGGAATGTGATAGTGGCCGCGCGCATTCGTTCTTGCAGCGCCTCGATCTGGTCGACCAAATCCCCGGCGCCGCTGCCGGCGAGGCTGTCAGAGTTCCGCCGGTTCGCTTCCTCGAGCTGCCTGTCGAGCTCCTCATACTCGGCGACGAGGTCGCCGCGCAGGCAGATCGGGACAGTGCGCTCCGGTAGCTTCGCCGCGGCGATAAGGCTTTTGATGTCGGTCATGTCCTGGACTCCCGATGGAAGTGCCCGCGGCCACTCTCGGGAGTGGGGGCGGCCGCGGGCACGAAAAAACCTCGCGAAACCGTTGGGGGTTTCCGAGGCTGCCAGTACTTACAAGGTGGATAGAACGGTGAAACGTGTCCCGTACACTGCGGGGCATGAATCCTGTGGTCGCCCTTGCGGTGTCGCTTTTCCTTCTGATCGCGTCGCCGATCACGCTTGCCATCTCGGCGATGCGCGGTTCAGTTGTCGGCCTACTCACCGCCGGACTCGGATTGGCGGGCGCCTGCTACGGAATGGCAGCCACCGTCTACCCGCTGCTCGCCCGCTAGGCGACGGCCGACCGCAACGCCGGCGAGGCGGTAATCTTGATGGGGATTTCGTACCTCTCCACGGTGTTCGGTTCCGGGTCCATTCGGCTGACCTCGCCGCACAGTGCCGGATAAACCTCGACTTTGTCGGCCGACGCCCACGCGGTTGTTGCGGTAACCGACCGCCGGATCACCACGTAGCCGGCCGTGTCGCGGGTCAGCGTCGTGAAAATGGTGTCGGTGCCGGACTGCTTCTTGAGCCGCAGCAGCGTGTTCGAGAAGCTGGTACGCCCGTTGACCATCGTGTTGAACGTCGAGTCGAGGGCGCTGGTGTCGACGTCGGCGGTGGCCGGCTGGAAACCGGCCAGGCCATCGGCGGTCATCGTCGACTGCAGCGCAATACCGGCATTCAGTTCGGTCGTGGTGGGTGCGTTGATGTTGGCGATGGTCGTCACCCAGTAGACGCGGGTTTTGCCATCGGCGGTGATATCAGCCATCGGGCCGCTACTCCTTTACGGTTTCCGCCGGCGGCGGGGTGACGGGCGCGGCCATTCGCGGCGGCGCCTCGGGGGTTTCGGCCGGCTGCTCCGGCGTTCCCGGAACGGGTTCCGGGTCCGAGGGCACCCAGCCGAGGCCGGCGTGCAGTAGCACCGCCTCGTGATTCATGACGCCCCGGCCGCCGTGCGCGGTGTTACGCACCCACTGGAATTCCTGCCCGGCGGGCTCGCTCGTTTCCGTGTAGCCCTGAACCTTTGTCCAGAAATCGCGGGCGGCGGCACCGGTCACGCACGCCTTGACGCCGTTCGCGTCGGCGATCCAGTACACGTTTTTCGTAGTCACTTCCGGTCTCCCCTAGGCCGTGTAAATCTCATAGGTCACGCCCGTGAGAGCGCCGGAAAAAGTCACCGTGGCCACGCCGGTGGAATCGATCGCCGTCCGCGGAATGAGCACCATCCGCACCCCCGTCGACGGGGCTGCCACGGCGGTCACCGTGCCCGGATTGCTCGAGGGTGTGAAACCCGGATCGAGGGTGGCGACGTTGGTAGATGTGCCGGTGGTGATGACCCGCATGAAAACGCCGTTCGGGCCGAAACTGGCGGCCGGAATGGTGTCCGATGCGGTAGGGGTGATCGCCGTCGGCGTGGTGCCGGCGGCAACAACCGACTGCGGTGTCCGGAGTGTCATCCGGCCGCCTCCTCAATGGTTTCGGGCAGGGCGAAAACCCCGCCCACCACGGAGGCGCGGGGTACGAATAGCGGGGGAGGGTCAGCCCGGAACGGACGTCAGTCCGTACACATCCACGGCGTCGATCACCAGACTCAGCGTTTCCTCATTGCGGTCCGTCTGCGTGCCCTCAACCCAGCGGATCGGGAAACACGCCCGGCCCGAAACCGTCGGCGTCACATCCAACAGCGCGGCCTGAACGCGGGCCTGAACGGCGCGGGACGCGATGGCGTCGGCGCCGACACAATGGCAGTAAAACCGCATGTCAACGGTGATCGAATCACCGGTCAGCGGGGTCTTGTCCGGGGCGAGGTCACCGCCGGGCAACTGCCGGAACGTGTAAACCAGCACGTAATGGTCGGCAGTTCCGGTGACCTGCCCGTCATAGACGGTCAGCAACGCATCGGCACGTAGGAGATTGAGCACCGCGTTCGCGTGGTCCTGCAGCGTGCTCACGTGTCGAGGGCTTTCGCGGCGAGTTCTTCCATTGCCCGCGCGAACCGTGGCTCTTCCGCCTCCGCGGCCGGGCCGAGGTGCGGGTGCGGCGGGTTGTTGCGGGTGCCGTATTCGATGATGTTGCCCAGCGCACCCTGCCGTTTCGCCTTATCGGGGCCGACGTAGGTTTGCACCCAAATCCGGGTGACCGTCACATCGTCGAACGTGATGCTGTACGGGTACGCGGGCGCGTGCGCGAGGCCGGACGCCCGCCGGCGGGCATCCGCCTTGACGTTGACAGCGGCCTTCGTCACCACGGCGGCGGCGGCCTTCGGGGTGATCGCCGCGGCCCGCTCGATGTCCCTGGTGAGCGCCACCAGTTCGTGGGCGTCGAAATAGACGGCAGGCATGTCACGACCCCGTCTTCTCGAGGGCCCCGACCCGGCGGGCCGTCGCGAACGTTTTATGCGCAAGATCGTGGATACGGAACACCCGGCCAGGCAGATCGGCGTCATAGGCGGCAGCGGTGACGGTGATTTCGTCGCCCACCTGCAGCCCGATCACAGCGATCGGCAGGTGCACTTCGAGGCGCAACAGCAGCAGATAGTCCTCACCGACGTCCGTACGCCCAGCCTCAGCATGGGAATTCTGGATCTTGCATACGCCTGCATAAAGCGTGCTGTAGGTCGGTGTCGACGCGCCGGTGTCCGGGTCGGTCGCCGACCCGGTACGCCGGCGGATGACGCAGGCGTCGACCATTCCCGCCTCGGCTGCGATCCGGCCGCGCGCAAGCACCCGGGCACGCGTCATAACCGCCACCCCCGGACATGGTCTACAATGCTGCTCACGGGAAGCGAAGCTTCCCTACCGGCAGCCCCGCCTGACCTGCGCCTGGTCGAGCGGGGCTGCACCCGTTTTACGGCCGGTAAGTGATCCCCGCGTTCGGGCGGGCGGTCCGGCCCGTATTCGGCCGGGTCGTCGTCGTGATGATTCGATGCAGCCGGGCGTGCACGTGATCCCGGGCCGAACCCGCGTCGGCCAGATCTTTGTGCACGTTCGACAGGTCGGCACCGGTCGCCGTGTCCGCAGCGGCTGCGGCGTCTGCCAGGGCTACGGCGGCAGCCGCGGTGAGCGCCTCGGCGGCCGCGGCAACATCGGCAAGCGGGGCGGTCCTGGCCGGCGTCGCGAGAGCATCGGCAGCCGTGGCGCTGTCCGCCAGGGGGATCGAGCCCACCACGAGGGGGGCGTCCGCTGCGCTGGCCGTGTCCGTCAGCGCGCTGACCGCCGCGACGGTGAGCGCTTCGGCGCTCGCGCTGGCGTCGGCGAGTGCCTTGCTGGTGCCGACACCGTTGTCGAGGGCGTCGGCAGCCGCGCCACTGTCAGCGAGGGGAACCGCGACCGCGGCGGTGAGCGCCTCAGAGCTGGCACCCGCATCAGCAAGGGGGGCCGCGGCGGCGGCGGTGATGGTGTCGGCGGCGCTGCCCGTGTCGGCCGGTGCGGCAGCCGCCGTGGAGGTCAGTACGTCGGCTGCCGCACCGGTGTCCGTGAGCGGCGCCGCCACCGACACCGCGAGGGTTTCCGACGACGATCCCGTATCGGCGAGCGCTATCAGGGTGGGCCCGACACCGGAGACAATCCGCCGGCGGGCGCTGCCCTTGCGGCGTACCGGGCCGCGCCGCGGCCAACCCACCGGTCAGCCCTGCTCGCGCACGACGAGGGTCCCAGACAACGTCAGCGAGTCCGCCGGGGCCGCACCCAGCCGCACCACCAGGGACGTGTCAGCTTGGGTTACCGACCACTCGCAGCCCTCCGGCAACCACAACTTTTCGCCAGCGGCGACGTTGAACGTGTCCGCCCACACGGTCGTGGTGGTGCCGGTGTTGGCCAGGGTGGTGTTCAGCGTTTCCGCCGAGAAGCCGGCGGCCGCGTCGGAACGTTCCACCGGGGTAGGCGTGGGTGTGCTGCCACCGGAACCGGAGGTCGTGAATCCGCGGATGACGCTGTAGGCGATCAGTTCCGCCTGCGCGTCACCGAAATCCGAGGACTGGCCGATGAACAGGCCGAGGACCTCGCACGGCTTGTCGTCGGCCGGCCGGATCTCGAACACGTCCACCTGCGCGGTAACCGCGGTGGCCGTGAATGTCACCGTGTAGATACGCCCCTGCGACATGCCGGGCCTTCCTAACGCAGGTAGAGGCCGCGGGATGGGCGGCGCACAATGACCGGGTCGACACCGGAAGCGGCAGCGGCCTGAACTTCGATGCCGGCAATGTCCCACTGCATGCCGGTCGGCGCCGACAAACCGAACGATGTGCTACCGGCAGACGGCGCCGACTGGTAGCCGTAGTACTCCACCCCGTTCGATCCGGCGTGCCCGTCCCGGACACCCTCATCGGTGGCGCTGGCCAGATACGCCCGGGTGGCGGGGTCGAGTGACTGGGCGTCGCTGGCCACCCAGGAAAGGATCGAGTTCGCGGCCGTCGTGGTTAGCGAGCTCGACGCGGCGCCGCTGCCACCGTTCGTGGTGCCGCCGCTGTTGGTGGCCGGCGTACCGGCGAGCTGCGCGGACGTCCACCGTTCGACGCACATCGAGTAGCGGGCCGAGGCCGCCGGCGTGCTGCTGATCGTCATCGAGCCGGGTGAGCCGGAGATGACCGCCGTGTAGATGCCGGCCCACGGCCGGAACCCGCCCGGCGCGACCGTGATGCGGCTGGTGTACGTCTGGCTGCCGCCGGTCGGTGCGCCCATCGCGATCGACGTGTCATACGTGGACAACTTGACGATGATCACTTCACCGTTGGCGGGTGTGAAACTCGACGTGGTGAGCGCGGTGTTGGTGGTCGTGTTCTGCTGCAGGAAGTACGACGCGGCGAGGGTCGGCGCCATCGAAGATCAGCTAAAGGTAATCGTGGCGGTCGCGGTCCACGTCTGGCCGCTGGCTTTCGTGCCCTGCGCGATGCCGGCCTTATGGTTGAACAGCAGCGCGGCGACGGTGGTGCCGCCCGACACGGTCGGCGTACCGACATCCAACCCGAACTCGTTCCACGCAAAATTGCCGTCGGCCGTGCCGAACGTCGCAGAGAAGGCAAGGGTGCGGGTACCGAGCGAGCCCGCGCCGGAGACCGGCTGGAAGTAGCGGTTGGACGCCCCGGCCGACGCGCCGAGGTCGGTGTCCCCGTACGCCTCAGCGGTGTTGGAGTTGCCGACGCCGATGCGTACCGCGGTGGATGTCAGCGCCTGCGTGGCGCCCTGGTTGGTGAGCAGGTTCATCAACCGCGTCCAACCGGCCGTGGTGATGAGATTGCCGACCACCTCGGAGACGTAGTACGGGGTCACGTCGAGATGCCGGAAGTCGGCAGCCTGCGGCGCGGCAAGGCCGGTCTTGTGCCGCGTGTAGGCGGTCTGCTCGGCGTCCCACCGGTCGACGCGCCACCGGGTGCTACCGAACGACCGGTCAGACAGTGGCGCCGTCACGGCCAGGCCGAGGCGGTCATGTGCGCGTGCGAGGTCCACAGCGGGCCCCTCCCGGAGAGATCGACTAATTCCTAGGGCCCTGCTGGGAATACACCAAAAGGCGGGTTATGTTGTAAGCCGCCCTAGACGTTCAGACGCTCGACGTGTTAGCGTGTTAGGTATGGCGAGAGCACTGAAAGTCCATCTAGCTCACGACGAGCGCTTCCGGCTATGGGGCCGGCTGATTTCAAAGCTCGTCTTCACCGAGGGGACCTCGGACGACGCGAGGGTCTCTATGTACGCCCACGATGGCTTCGTCGGCACGGCGGTCATCGGCAACCTGCCGGAAGTTATGAACGTGATCAACGACCGGCGGCACGCCTGATGCCCGCCCCGAAGACTCCCAACACGAGCGCCGCGACCGAAGCTTCGGTCGCGGCACGCCGCCGTGCGAAGCATGAGCGGATGGCGCACGAGTTGCGCCAGGATGAGAACTACCTCGTCCTATCCCGCGAGCAGGTCACAGAGATGCTCGCCGACCCGGCCTACCCGGACGGGCTTACACCCGCATGGCTGCGCGGATACCTGAAAATCCCTAACCCCTGAGCAGCAGCGCCGAACGCGGCCCACGGCCGTACACCCGGCGCAACGCGGCCACCGTCGACGGCATCGCATCAAGCCGGGCGGTGGCCGTCTCCGTGTACTGGATTGCGTAGTCGTCGATCTGCTCGCGGGTCGCCGCGATCGGATTGCCGTACGCCGCCGCCGCAATGACCAGAGTCACCGACCGGGCCAACTGCAGCTTCCGGTCGCCGACCTGATAGCCGTGACTGTAAACACCAGACACGGTGCTCGGCTGATTCCACGGATAGACCGCCACCGACCGCCAGCCGGTACGCCGGTACAGCCTGCCACGTGACAGGTCCGCGGTGACGTCGCTGACTGCGGTCGCGCCGACCTGGATTGAGCTGAACGCGGTCACCGGGAGCTCCGGCAGCTCGAGCCAAGGGCTTGTGTCGTACTCGTCGACGTACAGCACGAACGGGTCGTCAGCCACGTAGATCAAACGCTGACACGTTGCCGCCTGGACAAGCCCGGTCGCGATTTCGATCGCCAAGGTGGCCGTGGCGGTGTCGACATCCTCCTGCAGGTAGGAGGCGAGTTCTTCGAGGGTCACCAGCATGTCGCTCACGACCGGTGCCCCCATGTTCTGTTAGCGTGATACGCGAACCGGTGCCCCGGGCCGGGTGGAAAGTTTCTCCAAGGCCTCTCACGGAAGGCCCCGGCACCGGTTCTCTTTGCGTCGTGCCTCAGATGACGCCGGCGTCGCCGCGCTCGACACCGAGGGCATGCTTGCGGGCCTTCTCCGCCGCGCCGTCGTCCGTCTCCGGCGTCGGCTTCCCGCTGGTCACACCCTCGACCGAATAGTTCTCATTCGGCGTCGGGTCGACCTCGATGCCCCTGAACCCCTGCTCAAGCTCGGCGTCGACGCGCTTCTGAACCTCGGCGTCCGGGGGGGGTGCCTTGTCCTTCTCGGTGGCCATTGCGATCTCCTTACGCGTACGTCGCCGCGGTCGTGACGTTTACCAGCCCGCCCGGATCGGCGATGCCGGTACCGATGTGCGTGGACTGCCACTGCAGCACCGAGCCGGCGGCCAGCACGAGGTTTGCCGGCGTGCCGCTGAGGGTGACGGTGTTCTCGTCGGACGCGGCCGCGTTGACACCGGAGTTGTACTGGATCGTCGCGACCACCGTCGTACCGGTGCCGTCGAGCGCCTTGTTCACGAGGCTGACGCTGCGGGTGTTCGTGTTGGCCCCGGTGATCGCGGTCACCGGGGCGTAGGTGACGGCCGTGACCGTGGACGCGGTGGGCACCACCCAGATGTTCGTATTGAGGTCGGATCCCGCGGTTGCCTGCGGGCCGACGACTACCTGTCGCGACGTGCCGAAAGGTGCGGTCATCAGTCTGGCTCCTTACGGGATGAGGATCGACGCGACCGGGTACCGGTTCGCTTCGGTCGGCTGGTCGTAGTTGATCAGGTTCGACACCTGCCACCCCACCCGGAATGTCAGCCTTACGGCCGTCATGTCCTGCTGTGCGAGGTTATAGATGATTGTCCCTGTGTTGTCCTGAATGACCGCCTGGTCGAGGATCTTGATCGAGATGTCCGACCGGACACCCACGACGAACTCGCTCCAGTCGCCGACGAACGCATACACGCCACCCGAGCCGGTCGGGAAAAGCCCGCGCATCGGGTAGGCGATCGGCAGGCCGTCGACCGTCTTCAGGTCACCGCCGATGCGAGTCGGGTCGATCTTCTGGCCGGTGGAGTCCCGCGAGGAGCGCAGGCGTGCCCGCCACGAGGTTGCGGCGACGATGCCGGACGCGTCGAACCCGTCGGCGTCCAACTTGCCGTACGCCCCGTCGAGGTCGCCAAGGCCGGCACCCGCGGTTGCCGCGGCGTTCGCGGTGACCGTGTTGGCCGCGCCGGAAACGGCCGACTGAATGTACGTCGGAAAGGACGACGGCGCGTTTGTTCCGAAGAACACGGCAGCGTCGAGGGTGCGGCCGAACGCCTCACGGACGTACGGTTCCATTTCGTCCCAAATATTGACGTCGACGTCGGCGACAACATTGTCCGGAACGGGAACGATGACCGCGATCTCTTCGATGTTGAGATACTTGTTCGTCCAGTTGACTTCACTGGTCTGCTTCAGGCCGGTATCACCGGAAACCCAGTAGGCGACCGGAAGCGCCGACAGCACCGGGAAACGCACCTGGGCGCGTCCGACCGGAACGTGCCGGAACATTTGCAGCACGGCGGACTGGTCCGTCGCACGGCGCATCATTTCCGTCGAGACTTCCTCGGGAATGAGCGCCGCAGCATCCGTCCGACTGGTCAAGTTATTGTATGCGATGGGACTCACCTTCTTAGTTCAGGTAGGCCCCATCGGAGCGCTACAGGGGATCTAAATGACGCCGGCCTTTTGGCGGATCAAATCGCTCATGTTCTGAGGCCGGGCCGTACCGCCGCGGGCGCCGCCGTCGAAATCGGCGCGACCCGTGCCGCCGCCGAGGCGCTTCACCGCGGCCGCGATCGTCTTCGAATCCGGCTCACCGTCGTCGGTCAAAAACCGGGCGAGGTCGGCGTACTCCAGGAAGCCGTCAAGTGCGGCCTTGGACAGGCCCGCCTCGGCGGCGGCCGCGCGTAGTTCGGCGCGGACCAGGCGCGGCCCGGCGGCCCGGGTCGCCTCGGTGAGCGCCGCCGTCTTCGCGTCGGCGATCGCGCGTTCCTGCTCGGTCATCGCCGTCTTACGGAGCGCCTCGAGCTCGCGCTCGGCGGCCTTGCGGGCCCGGCGTTCCTCGGCGAGGGCCCGCTTGCCGGCGTCGCCCAGATCGGTCGCCGCGGTCTGCTGGCCGGTCGTGGTGGTGTTGTCGGCGTCGGTGTCCGTCGCGGTGCCGGCGTCGGTGGTGGTGTCTTCAGCCATCGCGGCTGTCTCCCTTGCTCGCCCCGCATCGCGCGGGGAACGTCAGATCAGATAGCCGTGCAACCGCAGCAGCCGGACCGCCTCGGCCCGGTCGGTGCCGGCCTCGCGGTAGATCTCTTCCGGCATGAGGCGCACGTTCGTGGCGCGGCGGTAGCGGTCCTGCGCGCTTTTCTGCGCCGCGAACCGGGCGCCGAGCCGGTTTCCCGCAATGCCGCGGGTAGTGGTTCCTTCGGTCGTCACCAGCACGTCACGGCCGAACGCCGACGCGGTTTGCATCCCGCGGCGCGCATTGACCACCTGCGCCATGTCGGCACCATCGCGGATCGCCTGCGCACCCGCCTGACCGAAAACCCGATCCTGTTCAGCGGGGGACATCGCGTCGAACGCGACCCGCGGACTGGTGGCGATGTCGCCGGGCACGTTCTCGGCGGTCGGGATGTGGATGCAGTCGCAGCGTGGGTGGCGCTTGAACCCGGCGTTCCAGCGGTAGTGCCGGCCGGCCAGGATGAGGCAGCGGGCACACGTGTTGCCCACGACTTGCCGGACGTAGCCGGTGGCGTGCGGCCGGGCGGTGATCGCCGCACCCACCGCGGTACGCCCGGCGTCGGCGACCTGCGTGCGGACGATCATGTCGAGCAGATACCGGCCCGACGCGAGAGCCCGCGCCGGAGAGGTGCCGCCGGCGATCTGCCGCAGCGTCGTAAAAACCGGCTGCTGCAGCAAGGTCATGAGTGGCCGGCCGTCCGAGGCGACCCCAGCGAACGCGGCGGGAACGACCCGGGCGGCCGCGTCGCGGGTACCGAGCACCCGATCGGTGTAGCTGTCCGCAAGGCCGGCGGCCGCGGTCTGCGAGGCAGACAGCCCGGCGTACGCGCGGGGGAGTCTCGCCAGCCACGAAGGCGCGATGTGGTTCGGGTCGATTTCGGCCCACAGCCGGGCCGCGTCGGCGGCCGCCCGGCGGGCGATGCCGGCCTGTATGGCGGCGTGCCGGGCCGCGATGTCGGCGACGGCCGGCACCGGTCAGTCCTGCGGCGGGGCGGGCGGGTAGCCGGCCTGCTGGTCCGGCAACTGCTGCCCGGCAAGCGCGGTGATCTGGCCGGCAATGTCGCGGGTGGCCTGCTCTTCCGCCATCGCCTTCCAGCGGCCGATCTCCAACGGCGTCGCACCCCAGCGTTCCCACAAGGCCTCATGCGGCACGCCGATCGTCGACATCTTCACGAGGGCGTCGACGAGCTCACCCTCGGTGCGGAATTCCGGGTTTCGCCAGATCGTCTCGATGGTTTCGGCCGGCCCGCCGAGCCCCTGGGCGCGGCGGGCGAGAGAGACGACCCGCTCGAGGCCCTCGCCGTAGGAGCGCTGCCGCTGCCTGACCTTGGAAACCAGACCCGATTCGGCTGCTTTCAGCGTCTCGCCGTTGACGTTGCTCATCTCGCCGAGCAGGTATTGCGCGGGAGTGCGCGTGCGTGACGCGATGTCTTTGACATCTTCCCGTTTCGCCGCACTGTAGGGGTCGAGCGGTGCGGAGTCCCACTGGCCGAATTTGGTTTCGGCGACGTCGGAGGTGACCATCCGGTTGCGGCCGATGTCGACGCGGGTCTGCCGGCCCTGCCCGTCTTCCTCCGGATAACCGGACGCCCACTTTTGCGGGAACGCGCCGAAATCTTGGGTCATCAGCCGGTCGGCGAGGGTTTTACAAATCCGGTCCTGGACGGCGGTGACGTCGGCTATCTCGGATACGCCGCCGGTCAGCAGCCGCGGATTGTTCGGCAGCTCGACCAGCAGCACATCGCCGAGCGGATTGGCCAGCGGCCACAACTCGCCAGCAACGGTGCGGCGCTGCCAGTTGATGCCGTCGACGCCGGCCGTTTTCACGTTCACTGCCTGGAATTTGTAGATCGCATCAGGGAGGTACAGGGTGGCTAGCCATCGCCCCGTCCAGTCGTCGACCCACACTTTCAGGCCCGCTGCGGCCTCACGCCGGCCCGTTCCGGGCACGTATTCGACGACCGCCTGAGACGGATGCTCGGCATACAGCGCGGCCGGGTCACCCTCGGACCCACCCGGCGACACCAGCACATACGACTGACCGGTGATCAACGCCTCAAGAATGGCCTGATCCGAATCGTTGTCGAAGTTGCTGCGCTGCCAGATATCCCAGGTCTCCGAGTCCGCCTCGGCGTCGCCACCGATCCGGAAACCCTCCACACACAGCCGCTCCGCCGTCGCGTCGACCACCAAGCCCATGTAGTTGGACTTGGTCAAATCGAGGAGGCGATAGAACTCGTCGCGTGCCTGCTCGGGTAGCCAGGGGATACGGGTGGGCCTGCCCCGGTAGTACTTGTCAAGGTCGTCGATGGACAGCCGCTCACGGGTGGTACGGGTGCGCTCGAGCAGGCACTTGTGCAGGCGTTTGACCCACCAGATCGGGGACAGGGGCGCGTCAGCCACAGCTCCACCCCAACCGGCTAACTATGCTGTGCGGATGTTCAACGAAACGCTGATCAACACAGTGCTCAATGAAATGCTTGCCGGGCAGATCGAAAAGTCGCTCGAGATCGCGGGGAAGTACGACAATCTCGAAGAACATGACGCGGTGATGACGTTCGCGCTGGGGCTGATTCAGTCAGGCGCACCGCAGTTGATCCTGGCCGTTCAGGTCGCCGCTCTCGCAATCCGATGGCATCGAACCCAGCAGACCGAAGCGATTGTCAGTAGCCGCGAACCCGGCCCGTCACCCGCGTAAGCCGCCGGACGCCACCCCATAGACCAGCCGCGGTCACATCGAACGCGGCCTCATGCGCAAGCGTGCTCGATAGCACACTGTCTATTTTCCGCTGACTGACAGCTCGATCCTTGCGGATCAACACCCCTTGTGGCCGGCGGTCAGCGTGGCAATTCTCGATGTGCTTACTGGTGATCGGGCAGCCGTCGTGCGTGATCTGCCCCGACAATGCGTCGGTCCGGAACCTTTCGAGCGCCTCGGCCATCTGCCGCGGCCGGTACGTCGCCCACCGGACCACCGCGGTATCGCCGTGGATCGACGACCATTCATCGATTTCCGACTGAAAATACGGTGGATCGGCGTACAGCCGGATCACGTTGAACGTGTCGAACAGATACGCAACCGCGGCATTGACCTCACCGCGCGGAATGTAGCCGCCGTGCTGGCCCGGATCCCAGATCATCGGCTTACCATCAGCAAACCGCGGCGTGAACTGGTAGCCGTCCTGCGTTTCGCAGCGAATAGCCGTCCAATCGTCGGTATCGCTGCCGTCAAAGCCCGCCACGAGGGGGGATCCGGGCGGTACGTCGCGCGGCGCGGCCAGGTCATCCCATGATTTGCGGGACAACCATTCGTCGTCGCCCGCCACGATTTGGTTGAAGTAGAAACGCCGGGCCATGCCCTCGCGGGTACGCGGATCGAGAATCTCGGCGACGTGCCGGTCGAGGTCGAGCCAGTCGGAGTCACCGCGGGCCGCAATCAGGCCCTGGCGGACCTGCTCCGGGTCGGTGATGTCGATGCCGGCGGGCGCCTCAACCGAGTCATAGAGAAAATCGTTCGCGGCGCGGCCCGTCTGTGACGCCAGGAACGCGTCGTAGTCCGCTTCGGCGTCCGATCCCTCGCCCGGATTGTGGGCGTTGCTGATCGCCAGCGAACGGGCGTCGCCACCGCGGGCTTTCGTCAGGTTCCGGGCGATGACCTCCGCCATCGCAAGCCCGTCATTGCTTTCAAGCCAGTGGTGACCCTCGTTTTTCAGGGCGAACGTCTGGCGTTTTCCCTCGAGCGCCCGCGGCGAGCTCGTGACCGCCTCGAGCAGGCCGTTCGCCGAATAGATGATCTCTTTGCCGAGATCGATACGGAACTCTTCCAGGGCTTGATCGGAGAAGAGGCTCGGGAACAGCCGCATTGTGTTCTTCGTCTGATCCAGACTCACCGCGGCGGTGACCACCCAGGGGGACGGGTGCCGGATCGCGACCGGCTCACCCCGGGCATCCAGGCCATCCGGCCGGCACGGGCCACACAGCTCGACCGCGCACAGCGACGCGCCGAGCGGATCCTTCCCGTGGCCCTTGATCCGCCGGAACATGCCACGCCGGTAGATGAACCGCCGGCCAAGCGGGTCGGTCGCGTACCACCACAGCACGAACCGGGCTTGCTCGCGGGTGTAGCGCCACGGCTGGCCGGCGTCCGGGCCGTCCGGCTGCCGCAGGTACTCCGCCGACCACGAGAGGGCATGCCAGCCGATCGTGTGCTTCGGGAGGCCTTCGGGGCCGATCCGGACCGGGTCAGCCAGCGAAACGGCTGCCGCTACCATGAGCGCAGGCCCGGGTCGCGTCTAGTAACGGGAGGGCGCCTTAGCCCGCGAGCGGGGCGGCCCGGGTCAGCCAGCGAGAGACTTGCGGTACTCATCGAGCGCCGTCACCCCAGCCGGAGCCTCCTCCGGCACCGCATCCGGCTTCACAACCCGCATCCGCAGACGCAGCCGATCCGCGACCGTCGCACCCAGCGCGGCCTCGTTGCTCTGAATCGCCGTCAGCTTTTGGGCGGTCGGATGCGTCAGGTAGTCCTCGACCAGCAGCAGTACCATGCGCAGCCGGGCCCAGTCGGTCTGCAGGAACGCTTTCGCCATCGGGCTGGTGCGCCAAATCTCCCAGTACGAGCGGGCGGCAGCCGACCACGAGGCGCCCTCGAGCGCCGGGCCGGTCAGCTCACCGTCGTCGACGACCGTGGAATGCAGGCCGGCGTAGGCGTCGGCGTTGCGGCGGCGCTTGTGTTCGGCGGGCGGCGGTCCGGGCATGATCGGTGTACCCCCTTAGCCGTATCGCACGGCGATGGTTCGTGCCCGCGCGTCGCGCGAGGGCATAAGGTGCGGCAATGAATGAGCGGAACGCCTGATGTACCGCCTAGGCGCACGCCTCGTCGGCGGCATCCCCGCACGGGACGACTCGCCCATCCGATGGGTGCCGGCAGCGATCGACGACTACGGCGTGACCACGATCGGCTATTACGGCGGGTGGGCCGTGCAAATCGCCGTCATGATCTTCAATGACCGGCTACTGCTCTCCGAGCCCGGCCTCTACGGCGGCCCCTGCTACGGGTGGTGCTATCAGAAAGGCGGCGCCGCGCATCTCGCCGCGCTCGCCTGGAGCCCGGACATCGAGGGCGAGCCGGCCGGGTACAAGAAAGCCGCCATCGGCGGCCGCGTCGCCGGCGAACGGGCGCCCTGGTGGAAGGTACCGATGGTATGAGCACCCTCGAGAAGCCGTGGGCCGGCATGCCCTGCGAAATCTGCGGGGAAACCATCACCGCGGACGACGACGGGCAGACGATCGGCATCGTCGACGACACGGGAGGACGGCAAGGCGCCATCCATCCCGAATGCATCGCGCTCGGCATCGTCGGTCACACCTGGGGCGTCTGCAGGTGCACCGGGTTCGCGCACGACCGCGCGGCGGCACTCGAGCTCAAACGGCGGATGCACCTGTGAACATCACGTCAAGCGGCCTGCTCGACCGCCAAAACACCCGCCGTGACCTTCAACCGGTACCGGTGCCCGTCCGAACGGTCCGATAGCACGATGCCTTTCGACGACACGAAACACGTCAGATCGGCGTCGAACTCACCGCCCGCCAACAGGGCCGCGTAGCCCTGGAACTGGCCCGCGCCGGACGCATCCGACGCCACATTCGCCGTCCCCGACGCCAGGCTGTTCGCCGTCGTATTGCTGCAGCCCATCAACGTGACGTGGGAGCCCGTGTCGGCCTTGATGAACGCGGTTGCCGTGCCGTTGGGGGTGTTGTCAGTCGCGCCGATCAGGCTCACCGTGTTCGCGCTACCGGTGACGTAAATCCCGATGCCGCGGTTGTCGTACACCCAGCAGCCCGCGGCGGTGATCCCGTAACCGGCGTTCACCTTCACGCCGGCCGTCGTGTTCCCCTCAGCGCCGACACCCTGCAACGCCACACTCTGGCACGTGTCGATCAAATGACCGATCGGGTTATGGTCAGCGGCGCAGCCGCTCAAACTGCAATACGACATGTTGTACAGGCGAATACCTGCCGTGCCGCACGCATTCCCGTAGCAGCCGGACAGCGCCGTCGACGTACCCGCGGCGCCCGCAACCTGGCCGTACAAATTGATGCCATACCGGCCGCACGTCTGCGCAACTACCCGGCTGAACACCGACACGATCGGATTCTCGACCGCCACGCCATCCTGCCCCCAGGAATCGAACGTGACATCCCGAACACTCACATACGAAACCGCCGCGTTCGCGCCTTTCGTCAGATTCAGACCCGAGCCGGTACCCGCACCCGTGCCCTGCAGATACAAGCCCTGAACGGCGACCCGGCTCAGCGCGGCACCGGAAAACGCATCCTTGTTCGCCGTGTACTGGATGATCACCGAGGCGCCGTCGCCGTCACCGACAAGCAACAGTTTCGAGCGCAACGCGATCGCATCAGTAATCTTGTACGTACCGGCCGGGAAATACACCGCCCCGCCGTTCGTCGGCAGCCCGTTGATCGTCTTCTGGATAGCAGCCGTGCTGTCCGCAACCCCGGTCGAGTCGGCGCCATTGGTGCGCACGTCAACAAAGGCCTGCGGCGACACTTCGTAGCCGGCCGGGTCGACGTCGATCCCACGCCCGACGAAACCGTAAGTGCTGCCGGTGGCGACGGTGCTCTGCTGAGTGGTCGCCATGCCCGCTTACCCCTCGGTCGGTCGGCATCGATGAACGCAAGCGGTAGTTACTCTGCGTAACCGGATCTCGTACGCGATCTTGACGACC